CTGTCCACCTGTGGTGCTAATTGCAGCACTATTCCATTCCTGGATACCCCATGTGGTAGCGTCTGTGTTAATCCACCAAGTTCCGTCTGCTGGATTCGCTCCCGGAGCCTCTGATTGTCCTGATAGTTCACCTAGGTCAACGTCTGCTCTTACTACGAAGGCTGCGTTGGATACGCCTAGTAAACTATACGCTGCTAATAGACCATATTCATTAAGTTCTGAACCATGAATTGGTGTATTGCTTGCTGTCTTTTCGAAATTTGGAACACCGAAAAGATCTACTAATTCTTTTTGTGATGTTATTTTAAATGCATTGCCTGCATTAGCAGCAGTAGTTGCAGATGCCACACCTGTGCCTGCTGCATTAGTTTTGTCTTGGGCTGTCGCTACGACGATAAGTGGAGTCGTTCCTGGTTCCGCAGGAGTATAAAAACTCTCGTCTATTACCGTAACCTCTACGCCTGGTGATGTAAGTGCCATTTGCAATTTTCTCCTGGTATTGTAATTTTCATTACTTTAAATGTATTACTAGTGTATTTAGTTTGATTTGACAAAAATGGGTGTTTATGCCGCTATTATAAAGGGGTCAAAAAGGTGTAAATACAAGCATGAGACCGTTATGTAAGTGCGGTTTAAGACCGCGAGCAGTTAACTACAAGAAGAATGGCAAGACCTATTACAGGAGCCTCTGTGAAGCCTGTTCTGCGCATGGTCTGCATCACGGTATTCCTAGATGGTATAGAGCTGGTTATAGAATAAAGAAACAGTGTGATAAGTGTGGGTTTAAATCACCACACGAGGAGCCATTTAGAGTTTATCACGTGGATGAGAATCTTGATAACTGTAGGCATAGCAATCTTAAGACAGTGTGTGCTAACTGTAGGACAGTTTTGGCTAAAGAAGGAATACGCTGGAAGCAGGGCGATCTAGTCGCTGACTTCTAGAAGTTTTTTTGTCTCATTGAATAGCATATCAATGGTTCCATTATTATCTAGTATGGCATCAAAATCACTGCCAATCCAAGCCCATTCACTAGCATGAACCTTGCGGATTTTCATTTCGTTAATTGCAACCAGCGAACCAGCATTTGCCTGTAAAGCATGGTCATACCACTCAGGTAATGCTCCACGCTGTACCCATACTATCATACCTCCAAGATTCTTGATAGCCTTAATTTCATTAGGAAATCGAACGTCACTTACAACAATGTTATCCTTGCTTTTTCGTAGTTTATTCTCTAAACTAGCAATCCAAATATCATCATGGAACGTCTTACGGCACACTTCCGTGCCCCAATATTGTAGAACCCATCTAGGAGTAAGAGTTGGCATTGCTAATCTTTCTGCCCACCACGGATCTATCTGCTCACGCCACTCTCTGGATTCTTTTGTTCTACCTTCCAGCATGGTTCTATCCCATCCAAATACGGCAGCAACCGAATCCTTTAACGAATCCGCAAAACTTTCTCTACGGAACTCATGAAAGTTGACCAGATAATCAGCAATAGTATCTTTACCACTGCCAATAAAACCGCAAACGCCTATAATCATATAACTCTCCTAGTAAAGTTATATTATAGCGTCTTTAAATTAAATGTCAAGTGTTTAATAGAAGGGTTTTGGTTGTCCTGGCTTGCCTGTATTAAGTTTTCTTGCCAAAACGCTTGCTGTGTTGATTGATTTGGTTCTTTGCTGTCTGCGTGCCTGTGTTGGTGCAGTTCTAGCACGAGTGGTTTTCATTTTTTGAGCCTTGGCAACATTGTATTGCTGGACACATTTTGAAGGATGGCTTACCTGTCTTCCTGCTCTTGGACCTACAGAGCATCTAAAGCGAAGTTTAGTTTTACCGCCTTTGGCTGTTCCGCCAGTTCTACCCCACACCATCTTGGCTACTTCGTTGTAGATTTGATCGTGCTCTTCCTCTGTTATAAATTCGTTTGCTCTCATTATCCTATGATCCAACTATATCCTGTGCCGCCAGCAACCTGTGTTCCAAGTTCCATTGTTAGGCGTTCGATATCATTCTGTCCTTCCTGCTTCATGCTGGCTCCATTAAGAGCAGTACCGCCCTGTGGACCTGCGATACTAGCAAACTTTTCACGTGCCTGACCAAGCATGATCTTGCAGTTAGCAAGTGTGTAATCCTTAATCCATTGTCCGGAATAAACATCCTGTAAAATTACATAATCAGGTTTCTCATTGTATGCCCACAATAAGACTTGTTCAGTACCTCTTGGACGTTGCATAATAATTAGTTTCTTGCTTTGTGGATTCCAAGTAAAGTTGATGAATGACCCAAACATCTTTCCAACCAGTTCCTGGTATTGTGCAAATAATTCGTATGTAGCCAGTCCACCCATGTTGGTTGAACTTAATAGATAGGTGTTTGTGTATGCTAAGTTGAATGGTTCAAATACTGTTCCGCCCGTTCCATTACCTGTTCTCGATCCAACGCTTCTACGATAAATTTGTCTTACCTGTTGTATTTCTTTTGGAAGAATATATTCATTCTGATCTTCCTCAAGAGTAAGAGTGATGTAACTCTCCTCAACCGAATTATCAGATCGCTGGCGGAAAACACCAAGTGCCCTTTCTAGTCCAGTTTCGTAATGTGCAGGATCAAGTTCCACGTCAATCATGCCATCGCCTAGCATGTTCTTAACGTAGTTGAAAACCTTTTGTTTTTCTATGTCAATTTGGCTCATACAACTATTTATGCCTTTGTTAGAAAACGGTAAATACATATACTATGCCAAGACTCAGTTTATACCGCCCGGAAAAGGGCAACGATTACAAGTTTATAGACAAGACTGCCTGGGAAATGTTCCAAGTTGGTGGTACCGATGTGCTCATGCACAAGTATCTGGGTGCCGAAGCAACAGCAGATACAGCAGGATCTCCCTCGCAGCCTAAATATGACACTCTAAGTCCCACAAACATACAGGACATGCTATTCCTAGAAAATAGGGATAGAAAATATGATCCGGATGTTTATGTCATGCGTGGTGTTTATAACGTTCAGGATATTGATTTTAATCTAAGCCAGTTTGGCCTGTTTTTACAGAATGATACAATATTCATTACATTTCATATTACGGATACAATAGAAAAACTTGGCAGAAAAATTATAGCAGGTGATGTGATTGAGTTACCTCATCTTAAGGATGAGTACGCTCTCAACGACTTGCAGTTTGCACTAAAACGTTTTTATGTTGTGGAAGAAGTAAATCGTGCTGCGGAAGGATTTAGTGTAACATGGTATCCACACCTGTACAGAGCAAAATGTAAACCACTAGTAGATTCGCAGGAGTTCAAGGACATACTGGATCAGATTGCGGATTCAGAAAACTTCAAGGGAACATGGAATCCGGATTCAACATACTATCCTGGCGATACGGTTACTGCTCCAAATGGTGAGAAATATACAGTTACACAGGAAGTTACAGGCATAGCACCACCTAACACTACCTACTACAAACTTGCAGATACTCTCAAAGATATAATGAGTACCTATGAAAAAGAAATGCAGATTACGCAGGCTGTGTTAGATCAGGCAGAAGCAGATGTTCCTGAAAGTGGTTATGACACAACAAAATTATACACATTACAGCGTGACGAAACAGGTAAGACTGAACTAGTAACTGCTGATACAACATTGGATGATGCCACAATTGATAGCATTACTTCCGATACCGTTTATCAATCAGCAGAAGCAAATGGGTACAAGGGATACATTGTTGGGGATGGTATACCGCCCAATGGTGCTCCGTTTACACAGGGCATTGCATTTCCACTAGGAGCAAGTGAAGGTCAGTTCCATCTAAGGACTGATTATAAACCAACAAGATTGTTCCGCTATGCAAAAGGAAGATGGAGCAAGGTAGAGGACGACGTGAGAACAAACATTACACACCTTGGCACAAGTGACACGGCAGCAGGTGCTACATTTGCTGGCAAGCAGGAAAAAGAAACACAGAAAACATCATTCATTAATAACACTAATGAACAGGTTATTAATGGAAAAGTTGTTAAAGAAAAACAAAGCCTATCCAAGGCCCTTAGACCAAAGGCGGATGAATAATGAGAATAGAAGAAATATTAGGCTTTGCAACCAGCAGACCAAAAAAACATACTGTTAAGAGACGTCCACCTGAAAAGGAAGAGGAACCTATTGCACTAAAGATTAAACAGCGCCGAGCAGCAGCAGCCAAGGGCGATGAAAAAGCATTCAAACACGGATTTAAAAAATAATGGATTTTTTCTACGACGGACAGATTAGAAGATACGTAACACAGTTTATGAGAATTTTCATAGGCTTTAAGTATCAAGCCGGTAATGGTGATGAACAATCTGTACCTGTAATGTATGGAGACTTGACACGCCAGGTCGCAAACATCATACGTGAAAATTCTGAAAATAAAATGCCTACAGTTCCGAGAATGGCCTGCTATATTACAGGGCTTGAAATGGATACTGGTCGTTTAACTGATCCTACATTTGTTAGCAAGGTCAACATTAGAGAAAGACACTATGATATTGATAGTGATGGAGAAAGAACGTACACTGGTGCCCAAGGAAAGAATGTAACTGTAGAAAGACTGATGCCCACGCCGTTTACTCTAAGCGTGAGATGCGATATATGGACTTCAAACACTGATCAAAAATTACAGTTATTGGAACAGATATTGGTGTTGTTCAACCCGGCACTAGAAATACAAACTACCGATAATTATGTTGATTGGACCAGTCTGAGTGTTGTATACCTAACAAGCACAAGTTTTACTTCGAGATCAATTCCAGCAGGTGCCGAGTCAGATATTGACATATGTACGGTAGATTTTGAAATTCCTATCTGGATATCTCCTCCTGCTAAAGTTAAAAAGCTCGGAGTCATTAGAAGTATCATTGCTAACATTTTTACCGAAGAAGGCGATGTGGTAAATCTTTCAACACTGGTTTATAACAATAACGAATCGAATACAGTTTATGTAAATCCAAGATATCCGGTATTGCTGTTTAAAGCAAATAACGGAAATGATTTGGATTATGAATTAACAATAGTAGATCAAAATGCTGCGATACAATCACTAGGGCTTGACGAAAAGGAATTTACCGCTGGCAGGAAACTTGATTGGAATGCCGTATTATCCGCACTTGGTAATTTTGTTGAAGGTACTAGTACCGTTTATTTTAAACAACCGGACGGAAGTGAAATACAAGGCACGATAGCAATTAATCCAGTAGATCCTTTCATACTATTAGTTAGCATGGATAGAGACACGTTAAATGCTAATACACTTATTGTAAGTGCTCAATATCCTTCAGGTAGTGGAACCATAAATGCAATTATTGATCCGTTTAGATACAATCCTATTGATAAGTTTAACGGGTTAGCAAATATACCAACCGGTCATCGATTCCTTATGTTGGAAGATATTAATGACGAAACCGGTAACAAGCCAGCAGCATGGAAGAATTTAGATGGATCGGCAACATCCATTCCAGGAAACAGCATTATTGAATGGAATGGTTCTTCTTGGGCTGTTATATTTG